TTGCACAAGATGTGGATCAACGAGACCGATTTCTGCTGGACGACATCGCAGGAGGATAAAATATCCCCTGCGGCGCCAGCATCAGCCATCCTTCAGGTTTCCTGAAGGTATTCCTGCGAAGGGACGGAAGGGACGGCGACCGCGACCAAGGGCGTGATGGCAAGGGATGACAAGGCAGTTGCACCGTCGTGATGACGGCGCATCCCATAGATGGAGTCATATCTTGCACATCGTCTCACCCATGGCGGCGCCTCTCTTCTGAACGAACTCTATAATGCGGCCAACACAACAAGGTTCAATCGTGTTGATCAGACCGCGAAGAGACCCATGTTCCTTCGCAGACTTTTTTATAAGCACGCAGGCCGAGGCCGGTGTGAACTCTGTGGAAAACGCTTGACCGTGCTTGCGGCCAAACCTGTTCGCATGTCCGCGTTTCCCACAGAGTTCACACCACAACCACAGCAACTACTTGTTTTGGTTGAAAGAAAAAAGATTCAAGAATCCCTTGCAAAAGTGGCGGCTAGAGACCGCCCTTGGGCAAGGCGTCCGCACCGTCTGATGACGGCGCATCCCTTAGATGGAGCCCAACTATGACTAAAATCGCAGAACTGTTGAAACAACGCGCCCGCGCCTTTGATGAATTCAAGGTGCTGGCCGAAAAACCTTCGCTCACCGAAGCCGAACAGGCCGAATACGAGACGAAGAAACGTGCCGTCACCGACCTTGACGCGCAAATTGTCCGCGCCAAGGAAGCGCAGGCACTTTCCGCAGAAACCGCTGAGCCGGTTGCAGGACAAGACAATCACATCACAAAAGCTCCAGCATCCGTGGAGGCTGACCGTTATATCAAGGAACGCAGCCTCGTTATCGGTGCTGCGGCTAAAATGATGGCCTATGGTGGCGGCAATCTGTTCAATGCCCGCCAGGCATCGCATGACGTCTATGGTGAAAATCATCCAGTGACCCGTGCTCTGGTGGCATCGACCGGCCCAGCGGGTGGCTTCATCGTGCCTCCGGATTACATGAACGAGGTTATCGAACTGCTGCGTCCAGCGGCGGTGGTGCGTGGATCGAATCCACGTGTCATACCGATGCCGCGCGGCACGATGACTTTGCCTGGTCAGGCAAGCCCCGCAACGGCAAGTTACGGCACCGAAACTTCGCAGATCGCCACGTCGCAGCAGACTCTTCGTCAGATCGTCGCCAGCTTCAAGAAATTGACGGCTCTGGTGCCGATTTCGAACGATCTGATGCGCTATGCCGATCCCGCTATCGACGCCATGGTACGCGACGATCTGGTCGAAGTCATCGCCTTGCGCGAAGATTTGGCCTTCCTGCTCGGCGATGGCACGCAGGCAGCACCGATGGGCTTTACCGGTTTCGCCAATGCGTGGGCGGCATCGCAAGGTGGCACGGCGGGTGTGTGGAGTACGACCACTGACTCGACGGCAGCCGTTAATGGTTCGGCAGGCAATCCGCTGCTTGGCCAGAACGGCGGTAACTTCATAACGTCGAATGAGACTTACACCGAGACCACGGTTGTGGGCGAACTGACCGGCTTGATCAACCGGCTCGATGTTGCCAACGTGCCGGATCGCAAGCGTGTCTGGTTCATGCATCAGCGGACTTACAACTACCTGTTCGGCTTGCTGAACTCGCTTGGCCTGTATGTCTTCCGCGACGAGTTGTCGAAAGGCACTCTGTATGGCTATCCGTTCAAGAAGACGACCCAGATCCCGATCAATATCTGGGATCCGACCGGCACCAACAAGGATTGCTCGTTCATCATCCTCGCGGAAATGACCGAAGCCATGATCCTCGACTCGATGAGCCTAGAAATCGCTGTGTCGCGCGAAGGTACCTATACCGATGCCGGTGGCAATACGGTGTCGGCCTTCCAGTACGACCAGACACTGATCCGCGCCATCACCGAACATGACTTCCAGCTCCGTCACGACTCCGGTTGCGCCGTGCTGCAGTTCGTTCGTTGGGCGCCTGCGGTTCAGTAATTGTCGCCTTCAAAACTAGCCCTCTCAAAACCAAACCTCTAACCTTGGAGAAAACTCATGTCTTTAGCCCACATCCATAATGTCGGTTCCTTCGTTGTTCCAGTCACCAGCGTTTTTCCTGAAAGCGCGGCTGCTGGTACCGTCAATGGAACCAGCATCGACCGCGCCCTGCACAACATGCCCCAATCCTGCGTGTTGCATCAGGTGGTGGGAGCCGAAAGCGGCGCTCCAACCACGGCAAGCGTGCAGACAAAACTGCAGGATTCGCCGGACAATTCGACTTGGAGTGATTACAAAGCCGGAACGGCAAACGTGCAGCAGACGGCAGCTCTCACCGCTGCCAATAGCGAGAACACGGCAGCTATCGACCTTACCGCCGCCAATCGCTTCATCCGAGCGGTCTCCACAGTCGCTTTTACCGGCGGCACTTCACCCGCCATTTTGCTTGCAGCCGATATCATCCTCGGCGGCGAACGCGAACTAGCGGCGGTGTAATCGATGAAGATGGTTGAGTTCACCCGCGACATGCGTCCGCATCGAGCGGGTGAAATGCGGGTTGTGCCGGATGCGATGGCGGAAAAGCTCATCGCGGAAGGTAGTGCCAAACTCCGCGACAGCGTGTTCGACAAGACGCCAGTGCAACCGGCCAAACCAACCACTGGCAAAGCCTACAAGAACCGCAAGCGGAAATGACATGTCTGTCCGTATCATCTCAACCGTTTTAACAGCGGCGTCGGGTTACGACCTCACGACGCTGGCGAACATTAAGGATGATCTGGCCATTCCGTCGACTGACACTTCCAGCGATGCCACGCTTGCCCGGTTCATCACCGAGCAATCGGCGCTTGTGGCGCAATATTGCAACCGCGTGTTTCCGATCGAAACAATACAGGACGTGATCTATCCCGACCGCGACCCGTATCCGTATCAGGTCACCGGCATGGTCGGTGAATTGCAGCTTTCCCGATGGCCATTGGTATCCGTGACTTCGGTCACGGATACCGTCTCGGTCGGGGTTGCGAATACTCTGGTTTCCGGCACAGATTATCAGGTCGATGCAGCGCGCGGCTGGCTGACAAAGATCGATCCGAACACGGGCTATCCAACTGGCTGGAGTCCGGATCAATATACGATTGAATACACGGCAGGATATTTTGAAGCTGGTTCTGGCAACTCACCGCCTGATCTCGAAATGGCTGTACTGCGGCTCGTCACCGCGCGTTACAAAGCGCGTGGACGCGATCCGTTCCTGCGAAGTCAGGGCGAACCAGGTGTGGGGAATGAGCAATACTGGATCGGTGCCTTGCCGGGGCAAACGGGGCCGTTCCCGCCTGACATCGCCGCCGTGCTTGAAAAATATCGCGTTCCCTTGGCAACCTGACCATGGATTTCGACGCTGTCATCACAGGCGACCGGCAGGTCGTCGCTCGTTTTGCCGAATGGCCGAAAGAAATTCACGACACGCTTTTTGCGCGCATCAAAAAGCTGACCGATGAACTTTATGGGCGGGTTCGAGCCTTGGCACCAGAAAAGTCCGGTGACCTTAAAAACGAAATCATCTCAAGGGTATTCGACGATCCGGAGAAAATCAAAGGGATGGTGACGCTGGCCGATAAACTGCCACGTTCCGAATATATCAAGGCCGCCGCCCTTGAATATGGCTCGCATCGGTCGGTCAAGGTTCGCAAATATCAACGCACAATCAGCGAAGCCTTTGGGCGGGATATTTCGCCAACCAGTATTGATGTCTCTGCCTATTCACGCGTGGCGGATGTTGAAGCGCGCCTGTTTCTGCGCGGCGGTCTCGCCGGTATGGAGGAACAAGCGGTGGCGGAACTGACGGCGGTGATGAATGAAAAGCTCAAGGAATAAGACATGCGCGAACAGATCATCTCCGCTCTCTTCGAACTTGCGCTAACGGCGACGACCTTCAACACCAGCGGTCGCCGCCTGCAGTTGTGGAGCAAGGTCGCTTCTTTTCCGGCGCTCTTCATCCAATCGACAGGAACTCATTATCCCCCGCGCGAGGTGCGCGGCCTGCCGCCAAAACGCACGATCACGGCGGAACTCTGGGTTTATACCGATGTCGGTAAGGATCCTAACGCCAATCCTGAACAGGGTCTTAACGACATCATCGATGTCATTGAGGCAGCGCTGGCACCGAATGTTGTTAGCGGTGTGCAGACGCTCGGTGGTCTGGTGTCGCATGCATGGATCGAGGGCGAGATCGAACAATTTCCCGGCGTGCTGGACGGCATCGCCAAAGCCATCATCCCTGTCAAAATTCTGATCCCGTAAATCCACAAACAAAAATTCCACCACCAAAATTCCACTGGCTTTGCCGATAGCCAGTGTTCCAACACGCCCTTCGGCAAGGCATCCGCACCGTCGTGATGACGGCGCATCCCTTTGATGGAGTTACCCCATGCTGCAGCAATATAATTTTGGCGCTGGAACGCTGTTCCTTGTGCGCACCGATATCGCCGTGCCGACGCCGGTTCGGGTCGGAACGCTTCAAAATGTGACCATCGATATGTCGTTCACGGTTAAGGAGCTTTACGGCCAATATCAGGCCCCCGTTGCTGTCGCGCGCGCCCAGCAAAAGATTACCGGCAAGGCCAAAATCGCCAATCTCAATGCCCGACAGCTTAACGACACTTTTCTCGGCCAGACGCTTGCCACCGGCGAACAGATTCAGATCGTCGATGAAGGTGGGCCTAATGGCACGGCGATCCCGACCACACCGTATCAGATCGTTGTCGCCAATGGTTCAGCGATGTCGTCGGGCAATCCAGGCATCGATTGCGGCGTGTTCAATGCTGGTACCGGCATTCAGATGACGCGTGTCGCGTCGGCACCGACAGCTGGCCAATACAGCTGCGACATGACTACCGGCACTTATACCTTCAGCTCCGCCGATGAGGTTGCCGGGGTCAAGGTCATCATCTCCTATGCTTATTTCGAGACGACCACGGGCAACCGCATCACTGCTTATAACCAGTTGATGGGTTCGTCGCCGACTTTCCGTATGCAGCTTGGTGAGAACTACACCGGAAACAATGCCTGCCTCACCCTCTATGCCGCCATTCCGACCAAGATGAGCTGGGATTTCAAGAACGAGGATTTCACCGTCCCCGACTTCGAATTCTCGGCCTTCGCCGACAGCCTTGGCCGCTACTTCGACTGGTCAAGCTCGCTGTAATCAAATCTTTCAAACCAAAAAGGAGAGCCTATATGAACAAAGACGAAACCATCACTCTAGGCGGGCGTGAATTTCCCGTAGCCCCTTTGACCCTGGGGCAATTGCGTCAGGCTGGCCCCGCTTTCACGCGCATCGGCATCGACACGCCCGAAGGTATGGGCGCGCAGACGACCGTTATTTATCTCGCCATGCATGCAGCTGACCCGAAAGTTACTGCAGCCGATGTTGAGAGCATTGTTGGCGTGACCTTTCCCGAATTGAAAAAAGCGGTGGAGGTTGTGGCCAAACTTATGGGCGTTGAAATGAAAGAAATCACGCCGGGGGAAGCCCCGCCAGCTCCGCTGGCAAACCAAACGAGTCCGGGGGAACCGGCAGCCTCGCCGACCTCGACTGGATCGACATCTATGGCAGCTTGATGACGGCGTGTGGTTATACGCATGACGAAATCGATACGCTGCCGTTTCCCGCCTATCTCGATCTTCTCGCATACTGGCGCCGCAACCCACCGGCGCACATGCTTCTAAAATGGTTTGTCGGTTACAAGGCTTAAATCATGTCCTCGAATATTGCCGTAACCATAAGCGCCGATGTCGCGCCTCTAACCGCTAATCTTGCTGTCGCCAAGGCTAATCTATCGGCCACGACTGCCGAATTGCGGAACATGGCGGCGCAGATGCGCGAGGCCGGAAACTCCGCATCCGAACAGCTAAAATCTGGATTAGCGCAAGCGGCTGAAGCGGCCGCCAAGGCTCAGACAAGTGTATCAAAGCTGCGCACCGACCTTCAGAAAGCCCGCGGCCCACTTGATGACCTTTCGGGTGCGGGTGAACATCAATCCCAAATTTTCCGCGAAAAACTGGTTCTCGCCCACGAAAGTCTGATCGGTTCTTATAAGCGTGGCGCTGGGTCGCTTATCGTGCTGTCTGAACTCACAGGCGGATTTCAAAATGCGTTAGGGACGCTTTTCAGCCCGATCACCGTTGCTGCGCTTGCTGTCGCCGGAATGGCGAAAGCCTTTATCAGCGCGGCGGCGGCTTCAGAACATTGGGCTGAAACATTCGGCGAAGTCCGAGCGGCATTGGACGCGACCGGACAAAGCGTCGGGGTTAGCAATGCCCAAATCGGTTCCTATATCGGAACACTCCGCCAGTTGCATGGCGTGAACACCGAAAGCGCGACTGATATGGTCGAGCTGTTTTCGCGTCAGCGTGACATTGGTGTTACTTCCTATTTGGCGCTCGGCCAGGCCGCAGCCGGATATGCTCGCGTCACTGGCACGGATGTTAAGCAAGCCAGCACAGAACTCGTTTCTGCCTTGCATGGCGGTTACGACGCCATTACGAAACTAGATGAACGCTTTTCGTTTCTGTCGACCGCGCAGGCGCAAGCCATTCATGATTTTGAAGAAAGCGGCCAAAAAGCCCAGGCATTCAATGTTGCCATAAGCGCCTTACAAGCGAAATTTGGGCCGCTTGTCACAGACGGGCTTACACCGCTTCAAACGGGTCTCAATGATCTGAAAGATGCATGGTACGGCCTTGGCCGCGCTATAAGCGATAGTAGCTGGCTCAACAGCTTTAATACGCAGCTTGGCCATGTTTTAAGCGGTCTTGGCATTATGATCGACCGGCTGCATGGTGCGAAAACCGCAGCCTCCGGCTTTCAAGCGAATTTTTCCGTGCCGTCCGCCGGAACGCCCACTTCTGCTGGCAGCGGTGGTGGCAGCAACGAACAACTCCGCATCCTGCGCGAAATTCAGAACGAGAATTTCAAACTCAAGGCTGATGATGCCGAGCGCGGGCGCATCAAGCAGGAATTGGCACGTGACGAAGAAGCGCTAAAAACCGCCACGGGCGGCGAAGCGTCGATTATTCAGGACAACATCGCTTTGCTGCAACGCCAGCAGCGCGAGGTGAATAACCGCCAAGGCTCCGTTCAAATTCAGGCATTGCGCGACCAGCTTGAACAAGAACTGGTTGCGCGCCGCCTGGTCGGCGACCAGGAGAAGCAATACGAACTGCAATTCTGGCAAGCTCATCTCGACCAAGTGCAGGCCGGATCAAGAGCGGAAATACAAATCCGCAAACAAATCGTCGCCGACCAACATGAACTTGATAGCAAGTCGCTGGCCGACGAATGGCAGAATTTCTCGGAAAACATACGCCTCAAGATCGAGGCGTCAAAAAGCAATGTCGCGCAGCAGATTGCGCTGGCCGAACAATGGGTCGAAAAAGGTAAAGACCTTTACGGCAACGACATCAAAAACTACAAGACCGCGCTCGACGAAAAAGCGCGCCTGTTGCAAGAGCAAATCCAGAACGACCGCAAAATCCGTGAAGTTGCTCTGGCAAGCCGCGCGGAAATCGCCAAGATCGACCTTGCCGGAACGCCAGCGCCGAAAGGCAAAGGCGGTGGCAGTATCATTGACTCACTATTTGGCGATGTCAGTGGCGAAGGCGCCAAAGCCGATCTTGATCGGCGCATGGATGCGCTGAAGGCTGAATTCGTTGCCAAACAGGCCGAATTCAACGACGTCATCAATGACAGCAATTCGACTCCTGTACAGATTGCCGAGGCTCAATCGAAACTGGCCGTAGCCAATGAGCAATACGCGGTCGATGTCCTAAACCTCAACAAACAGGCATCGCAACAGGTGACGCAGGCTTGGGAAAGCGCATTCGCTCCCATCGAGCATGCGTTCGATAGCTCCATCGAAGGCATGTTGCGCGGGACGCAGACGCTGCAAGCGGGAATGCAAAAG